TACGAACGTAATTGGGAAAAAGCAAAATTATGTTTAGATAATTTATCTCCATCAATTGGCGAGATACCTTATTGGATGTTTAACAATGGTCAAGAATTTATAGATTACTTATGGGAACAAGCACATGGCCAACTTCATACAACATGAACCTTGTCCTAATTGTGATTCGAAAGACAATTTAGCAAGATATGATGATGATTCTGCGTATTGTTTCGGTTGTAAATATTTTGAAAACGGAGGGAAAGAAGTAATGCAGACAGGCACTATCATAGGCGAGTTTAAAAAATTAAATGCTAGAAAAATAACAGAAGAAACCTGTAGAAAATTTAATTACAGAGTTGGTACTGTTGATGGCAAACAATGTCATATAATGGATTATGGTTCTGCTACAAAGTTTAGATTTAAAGACAAATCATTTACATGGAAAGGCGATACTAAATTAAGTAAACTATTTGGTGAAAAATTATTTAAAAGTTCTGGTAAAAGAATTGTTATTACTGAAGGCGAGATTGATGCTTTAACTATATCACAAGTCTTTGGAAATAAATGGCCAGTTGTTTCAATAAAAAATGGTGCTGCTGGTGCAGAAAAAGATTTAAAAAATAGTTTAGACTTTTTGCATAAATACGAAGATGTAGTTATATGTTTTGATCAAGATACACCTGGAAAAGAAGCAGCAAAAAAATGTGCTGAATTATTTACACCAGGTCAAGCAAGAATAGTTAGTTTGCAATTAAAAGATGCTAACGAGATGTTACTACAAAATAAAGTACAAGAATTAATTAGTTCAATTTATGATGCACAGGTATACAGACCAGATGGTATTATAGATGGTAGTACATTATATAAAGAAATATCTACTAAAAATGTAAATGAATTTGTTCCATATCATTTTAAACAATTAAATTTAAAAACACATGGACTAAGAAGAGGTGAATTAGTGACTATAACTGCTGGAAGTGGTATTGGTAAATCTCTTATATGCAAAGAAATAGCTTTTGATTTAATTACAAATCATAAGAAAAAAATTGGTTATATTGCTTTAGAAGAATCAGTAAAGAAAACTGCATTAGGTTTATTATCAATTGATTTAGATACACCATTGCATATAGACAGCTCTGTTAAAGAAGATAAATTAAAACAAAGTTTTGATAAAGTATTATCAGATGGTAATGTTTTATTTTATGATCATTTTGGATCTCTAGATTCTGATAATTTAATAAGTAGAATTAGATACTTAGCAAAAGGCTGTGCTTGTGATTACATTATACTAGATCATATAAGTATTGTTGTATCAGGTTTAGAAGGTGGTGATGAACGTCGTGCAATTGATAATGCAATGACAAGACTTAGATCATTAGTAGAAGAAACAGGAATTGGATTAATATTAGTTTCGCATTTAAAAAGACCAGCAGATAAAGGTCACGAAGAAGGAGCACATACATCTTTGTCACAATTAAGAGGATCTGCAGGTATAGGTCAATTATCCGATATAGTAATTGGATTAGAACGTAACCAACAAAGTGCAAAGAATGCAAATTTAACAACGCTTCGTATTTTAAAGAATCGTTTCAGTGGAGAGACTGGGGTGTGCGGCCAGCTGATTTATAACTCTGTCACAGGAAGATTAATTGAATATGATAAAAGTACTGAAACATGAATATGATTTGTATTTAACAAATGAATTAATGAAAGCAATAGAGCGTTTAAAAAAGAAAGGTAATTCTAAAGTTCATGTACATAACAAAATTGACGCAGTAAGAATGTTGTCGATGATTGATGAACTTTGTTGGGATTATCCAGAAGCAATGTTTATAGAAGTAGAATTATGTCGAATACATTAAAAGTACCAACAAGAAGAGAAACAACAACCATAGAAGTGGGACCGTTTACGGTTTCTATATCTTTTGTTCCATACGAAGATGTTCAAGTTCCAGTCGAAGTATTCTTTTTAAAAAGAGGAAATAAAGCTGGTGATACAGAACTTGATAAACATTTGTACGAACTAGGAACTAAGATTTCTAAAGAAATGCAAGGAAAAATAAATGACAAATAAATATTGTTTCGATGTTGAAACTGACGGACTATTAGATTCAGTTAGTAAAATACATTGTGTTGTATTTAAAGACATCGACACAAAAGAAGTTTTTAAATACGGACCAGATAAATTAAATGATGCAGTAGATAGATTAAAAAATGCTGAATTATTAATTGGCCATAATGTTATTGCATATGATATACCAGTAATAAAAAAATTACTTAAGTTTAAACCTAAAGCAAAGATCTTTGATACTTTAGTTGCTACTAGATTAATATGGGCTGATATAAAAGATAAAGATTTTAAAATGATTAATGCTGGATTTCCTACAAAATTAATTGGTAGACATAGTTTAAAAGCATGGGGATATAGAATTGGAGAATACAAAGAACAAATAGATACTGATTGGCAAGAGTATAACGAAACAATGTTAGAGTACTGTGTTCAAGACGTAGAGGTCACTAATAAATTATACGATAAAATAATAAAACAAAACTATTCAGAACAATCATTAGATCTAGAACATAATATACAAACGCTTTGTTTTGAAATGTCATCTAATGGTATTGCTTTTAATAAAGATAAAGCTCAAACATTATATTCTAAGTTTTGTCAAAGAAGAACTGAATTAGAAAATGAATTACAAATTGTGTTTCCTCCCTGGACAGTCAGCACACCATTTATTCCTAAGGTGAATAATAAATCTAAGGGTTATGTAAAAGGTGTGCCGACTGCTAAAGTTAAAGAAATAGTTTTTAATCCTGGGTCAAGAGACCATATTACAAATAGATTAATAACAACAAGAGGTTGGAAACCTAAAAGTTTTACACCGGATGGTAAGCCAAAAATGGATGAAGAAATTTTAAATGAATTAAAATATCCTGAGGCAAAATTATTATCTGAATATTTTATGATACAAAAAAGAATTGGTATGTTAGCAGAAGGAAAACAAGCATGGCTAAAACAAGAAAAAAATGGAAGAATTCACGGAAGTATAAATCCAAATGGTGCCGTTACTGGAAGAGCAACACACTCAAATCCAAATTTAGCACAAGTACCAGCTTTTTATACTCCTTTTGGAAAAGAATGCAGAGAATTATTTTGTTCACCAAAAGATAAAGTATTAATTGGTATTGACGTATCAGGTTTAGAATTACGTATGTTAGCGCATTATATGGCTAGATATGATAATGGTGAATATGCAGACATTGTAGTTAATGGCGATATACATACACACAATCAAAAAGCAGCAGGTATAGAAACAAGAGATTTAGCAAAAAGATTTATTTATTCTTTTCTATATGGAGCTGGCGCAGCAAAGATTGGTCAAGTAGTTGGTGGAAATATAAGAGATGGTTCTAAATTAAAAAAGAAATTTTTAGAACAGATGCCAGCATTAGATCAATTAATCCAACATGTACAAACAAAAGCCGAACGAGGATATTTAGTTGGATTAGATAAAAGAAAAATAACAGTAAGATCCTCGTACGCATCACTCAATACGTTACTACAAGGAGCAGGTGCAATCGTATGTAAAGAATGGATATGTAAGCTTGGTTCTATTTTTGATGGAGAGACAAAACTGGTAGCTTGGGTTCATGATGAAATAATCATAGAAACAACAAAGGAAAAATCAGAATATGTCGCAGAAAAAGCAGTTGATGCAATTAGACTTGCTGGTGAAAGCTTGCAACTCCGAGTTAAACTCACAGGAGACGCAAGAACTGGAGAAGATTGGTCAACAATTCATTAAAGAAAAATTACGAAAAAGAATATACAAATTAAAGCAAAGAGCTAAAATAAAAAATCTACCTTTTGATTTAACATCTGATTATTTGTTAGATATTTTTCCTACAGATTTTAAATGTCCCGCTTTAGGGACAAGATTCAATTGGTTTGGTGATCGATCAAACTTACCAACCATTGATAGAGTAATTCCTGAAAAAGGATACGTTATTGGTAATGTAGTATGGGTAAGTTTTATGGCAAACTTAATAATGACATATGCTCACCCAACTCAGGTTATCAAAGTCGGGCGGTTCGCAGATAAAATATATAAAAAGTTTTATCCAGAACCATACACTAATGCAAACAATAAAGGAGAAGATGATGCAGACAAGTGAAACAACACCAGGCACACCAACAGAAGTGCCTATAAGTAAACCATCTAGGACTTTGTTAATAGATGGAGATATAACGCTATATCAAATAGCGTGTAAAGTCGAAGTAGCGACTGATTGGGGAGAAGGAATGTGGACACTACATTCTGACTTAAAACAAGGTATACCAGCATTTGATACACAAATAGAAAAGTATATCGAAGACCTACAAGCAGATAGTGTTAAAATATGTTTAACTGGAAGAGCTAACTTTAGAAAAGATATATTTCCAGAGTATAAACTTAATAGAGTAGCAAAAAGAAAGCCATTAATATTACAAGCTTTAAGAGAGTATGTACAAGGCAAATATGATTGTCTTTGTGAAAATGCTTTAGAAGCAGATGATATTATGGGTTTATATAGTCAACAATGTACGAACACAGATGAACGTATTATTGTTAGCATAGATAAAGATATGCGGACTATTCCTTGTAAACTATCAGTAGACGGAGAAGAAATTATAAATATATCTTCACAAGAAGCTAATTATAATTTTGCTTTACAATGTTTAACAGGCGATTCAACCGATAACTTTTCTGGTTGCCCTGGTGTCGGTCCAGCAAAAGCTAGACAAATACTAGAAGCAGCAGATAACTTCTATTGGCCTGCGATTGTTAAAGCGTATGAAAAAGTAGACTTAACAGAAGACGACGCAATACAACAAGCACGTATGGCGTATATATTAAGACTACCAAAAGATTATAATTTTGAAACAAAAGAGGTAAGAAAATGGACCCCGTACAAAATAGCGTAGATCCTAAACACTATAAAAAACATAAAATACAGCCAATTAATTTTATATTGGCTTTAGGTTTAGGCTTCTGCGAAGGCAACATTATTAAGTATATTTGTCGTTATAAAGATAAAGGCGGTAAAGAAGACTTATTAAAAGCACGTAAATATATCGACTTCCTAATTGATGGAGGTGTCAAATGAGTAACAGATACCTCTATAGGAAAAACAATGAAAAAAGCGAGATAAAAGATGTTGGTTTACCATCAAATATGGATGATTTAGTCGCACTTTTAGATGAAACTTTTCCATTAGTTAATCCAACACCAACAGCATCAATATCAGATATACAGCGCAAAGCTGGGCAGAGAGATGTTGTTGATTGGTTATTAGAACTTAAAAATAGGAAGGATGATAATGTGCTTAGGAAGTAGTAAAATTTCGGCGCCTGTAAAACAGGACCCGCAGGA